GTACCCTTCGCTGTGGATACCTGATTAGTTGCCGTGAGATGAGTCCAGTTAAAAGGAAATTCTAAAACCGAGCTTGGCATATCTACCCTCCTATCGGCCACAGGGGGCAAGAAGTAAAGGAGAAAACCTTCTCACCCCCAATAACCGCAATTAGTTAAGCGTGAATGTTAGCGTAGGTGGCTCTCCAGTCCAGCTTGTTTGCACCGAATACATCCCTTACTCTGTAGAGGACGTTATCGGTAGCGAAGTCGCCGTCCATTGGGCTGATTGGCCCACCGCCGATGTTCACCTTGTCGCTGGCCTTCATGCAGATTTCAGGTCTCTCATGGCCTTCAAGGTAATCAACCTCAATAGCTGCAATGTCAGCTGGGCTTGCAAAGAGATACCAGCTACCAGCACCATCGGTGTCGATGACTGGAATGTAGGGATCAACAATCAGTGTTAAGCCCATCTGGGCAACAACATTGGTCATCGGATAAGCTGCTGGCGGGGTAACGTCATCGGAATCGGACAACCACATCTTTGTTGCTGAAGTTAGTATCTGTCTGGCTGTCATCTCCAAAGCCGGGCCGACAACAAGATACTTGGCTCGGTTCATGATAGGTTCACCATTGGCATCCGTGAAAGCTGACATATTCTGGAGGCTGGTTTCAAGATTACCGATGGTAAGAGCTAAGACACCCTCATTGACCCCATTTTCGTAGAGGTTGCCACCAGCATGAGTGCCGACATCCCCAGCATAAGCAGTAGTGACAAGCCTATGTTCAGTTCGGGTAGCCGCCATAGCAAACCTTTTGGGGGTATCAGTTAGAGCACCGAGGTCATCATTGATAAGAGCTTCCCAGGAAATATCGAACTGACGGCCATATTTCTTGACGTAAACGCTATGGCGGGCTTCACCCCTTTCACTGGCCAGGTATTCACCCTTTTCAGGTACTTCTGCTAGATATTGGTCTCCACCCGTGATAGCAAATCGGTATCCACCGACTTGTGGATAGATTCGGCGTACCTTGCCCGACTTGGTGAATGCTTTCCATACAGGGTCAACAGCCCTATAACTGGCCAGAACTTGCCTATCAAGCACGTCACCGAACAATAGAGGGAAGTCAGATGTGGTGAGTGCTTCCCTAATAAGGAACTCACGTCGGTGCTGGGGCAATCCCCTTGCGTTGGTGAGTAGGTCAACGCATTCCTTAATCTGGGCATCTGTAAAACGCCTGCCACGCTCTCGGTTAGTGTAGTATTGGTCAGATTCTTTTAACGCATCAGCGAATAAATATTCTTCCATTGTTTTCCTCCTGTGTTTATTTCTGGGTAATAAAAAAACCCGCTCTAAAAGCGGGTGAAGCCATTACCCTTGTTATTGGTTTACTTAGTTACTTCTTCGGCCTCTAGTATGCGTGTGACCAATTCAGTGTCCTCCCTAGAAAAACCCTTGAATGTATTGATTGCTCTTTTAAGTCTTTCCCATTCTGCATCTTCTAATAGAATATCAGAGTCTTTGCAAGACTCAATCTTCATAGCCAGCATATTCTGCCTGACTAATTCAGCACTGGTCAATTGCAATTCCTTGATAAACATCAGATTTAAAATGGAATCTTTGACTTGATAGGGGAGTTTGTAATCAATAATCTTACCAGGGTTCATATTGTCCGGGGCTTTTTGGGTTACAAAGTAGTTGTCTAGTTTTACCCTACGCATACTTTCCTCCTCAGTTTTTAACCAGAAGCGCTAGCAAACATCAGCCACTTTTCAACACCATTGATTTTGCATCGAGCGGCAGATACATAGTTAGCTTCTGTGTTGGAAGCCACAACCATATTGCCGGCACCTTCCGCAACACCATCAATTACCAAGAGATAAGCCTTGTCATCAATGGCCTGTCTACCAGTAGCATCGCCACCATCCACACATCGAATAAAGCTCAATTCCGTGACAGCAGCGGGGTCAGACGCATCACCAAAGGCATATATCTCTGGCATGATAGCTGCATAGGTTCCGCCTAACATTGCACCGCTGGGTATTCCAAGAGTAGCCCTTACAGCTACACCCAGCCCTGTGATTGCCCCTAAGATTGTGCTTTCACCCATACCTAGAGAAAGATGGGCACCATAGGCGTTACCGATTGTTACACCCACGATATCAGTATAGGCTCGTAGTGAATTGGCAGTTAGTGTTCCGTCACCAGTCAGGTATTGGCGGATGTAGATGCCCTGTGATGCACCAGATGCCGCACTACACTGATATCTATATTCTCGAAAAGTATTAGCCAGTGCAGTTATGTAAGCTGCCCCCGATACACCGACTAACTCAGTTGCATCATCGGGATTCCAGTGAATTTTAACCGGGATGACATCAGTCTCCCCACTTGCTATAGCATAAAGGGCATAACCAAATCTCTGGTGCGTGTTTTTGTTCGGGTTTTTGCTGATAATACAGGTGGTTTTGTTGATGAAAAGCTCATCGCCAACACCCACAGCCACATCGCCATCCTCGTTGGTGGCTACTACCGACAACTGCCAAATACCCTCGGAATCAATAGAGATTAGTTGAGTATCAGCTATAGCACTCAAAAGGGCAACGCCGACTATATTTTCCCCGACTAAAACGGGATCACCCTTATCAACAAACCCATCAGCTGGGTGGGAAGGGTGAGTTATCTGACTTTCCGTGAAGGACAAGTGCCTACCTTCATAGGTGGAGGATACTTCATCCCCCGCAATTCCAGGTGTATATTGTCCATATGGCATTATATTTTACCTCCTAGTTTACTTTTTTCTTATGTGGGTTGATTCCACCAGAACCACCAGAACAAAATCCAGGGCACTCCCATCCAGTGGACTTTGACTGCTATGACTTCAGTCCCAGCTTCAGGTATAGCCTGCATGGAATAGCCCATTACAGCCCAAGCATCAGTAGGGTCATCGGTAACTATCCCCCCGCTTGTTATGAATAGGGATTGGCCTACCATTACTGGCCAATTAGCAACTACAGATAATCTCCATATTCCTTCCGTGTCGATAGGGATATTCTCTGATGTTGATGTTGCGGACTTTAAAGCTATCCCTACACCTTCCCAGAAGGCTACAGGCTGCCCTTTATCAACTAGACCGTCGCCATTGTCTTCATGGATGAGTACAACCTCTTGCACGTAAACATGGCGACCTTCAGAAGTTGATGAGACTTCTTCACCAGCACCACGATTGGGGTCATAGTAATAGTTGGGTGCAATTTCTGATTCTTGTACTGGGCCAACTACCATGATTTACCTCCCGGCGGCAGCGATTTCAGCTTCCGCATCCGACATCCCAGAGCGCTTGAAACTCTCAACAAGTGCCTTGTGGTCTTCCTCTGGATTGGGTTCAGTCTTGGAAGCACCCATGCCTTTGACCTTTCCAGCTTCAGCCAATTCAGTGATATAATCCTGTTCAGACTTCACCGCCTCAGCCACGCCCTCATCGGTCTCAGCATCCTTGAAGCTCTCAACTAATCTCACCTTGGCAGCATCGGGAAGTTCAGCTTTATCTATGGCCTCCTTAATCTTGGCCTGAGCTTCAGCTTTCACCTTTGCCTTATCTGCCTCAGTCATCTTGTTCTTGAGGTCTTCATTCTCAGTGGTCAATGTCTCCACCTTTCCTTCCAGGTCTTTTACTTGTTCCTCTAATTCCATTTTGCGTTTTACCTCCTGTACTATTTCCGCCTTAGCTACGGATTCAATTTGTTTCACCAGGTCTGGGCGGCGCTCCTTCAAAGACTCCAAGTTAATCAAGTCAACATCGTGTTCCTTGTCAGCTTCATAAAGGGTCACCATGCCACCAGCCCCCGGCCAGGTCACAAAGTCAACAGAGCGTAGTCGATCTAGTTTTTCAATGAAGTTGGTCTTGATACCCTCAATGGTTGAGCGAACTGCCGTACCCACTGCATTGATGGAAACCCCCATCTCCGATAGAAGCCCCTTATCTCTGAGTGTTGCCAATTTCTCCTGCATCCAGGACTCAATAACGACTGCATCACCGATAACCTTCCCTTGCTCATCGACTCTGACATTCTTTAATGTTGCCACCCAATCCTTTATCGACCTCTCAGGACGGTCTTTTTCTTCTGCTTCAGTAGCATGGTCGGCAAACATCTTGGCTCCCTCAAATATAGAGAAATCACGAGCCAGTGTTTCCGCCGGATAATATCTTTCTTTGCTGGCATTGAAACCAGGCTGAATCACTACCAGTTGGGCTATTCCTTTACTACCAAGTTTGGCTTCCTCAAGTGATATAACCTCAGCAAGCAATTCCCTTGATTGAGATTCCTGAACCCACTTGGGCATTTCTTCATCTGAGACATCAAGGCTCCGATAAGCAGCCCTGATTTTTCTTTTAACCGCTGGTAAATCTTCCTTTGGTATTTCCACCCGTTGCCCTCGGAAACCTCCGGGGCTAAGGGCTGCGGCTGCAGCCCCTAATTGCTTGCGGGTTACTTTCTTATTTAGGTCTTCCCATAATCTTAATTTCCATTCCGATGCTTGCTCAGAATCAGGAACATAGGCATAGGCAGCAGATGGGAAGCTCTGGCCATCATCAGTCCTGGTAACTGCCTGCTCTTTAAGCCATTTCAGCACAGATGTTGCCTCTTTTAATGCTTCCTTGGCTTTCTTTTCCTCTGGCTCTACCTCTGAAGATAGAAGCTCCTGGCAGAGTTCCATAATCTTCTTTAACCGTGCAGCATCAGCATTGGCATTACGCTTCCCTGCTTCCTGAATAATCTCTGAGTATGTAGACTGTAATGATTCCATTGTCATAGATTCCCTCCGTTCTCCTGCTTCCTTGGCCACCATTGGCGCACCGCATTTGGGGCATTCCTGAGTATTACATTTCACACCCTCATCGACGGTTATTTCCTCTTTACACTTTGAGCAAACACAGACATGTTCACCATGAGGATGTACGGCTTCCTTGGCTACCCAATTCCCATTTTCCTTCTTGTAGGAATTTTCAACAGCAGCCCAAGCAGTAGCGTGAGCCTTGCCTTCATTCCCGTCATACTGATTGAAAGCATTATTAAACGCCTTCATGTAGATTTCCTTGGCATGTTCCGGTAAGGACTTAACATTATCTGGTAATTCGCTTATCTTGCTATATGGCATGATTACCTCCTCGCAGGTTCCCGCTTAACTAATTCTTCTTTTAGGGCTTCAATGATTTCGTTTAAGAGCGTTTCGCTTATCTGAATATAACGAGAGCCTTCAGGAATATCCTTTTCAGTACCCATGCGATACGCTTGGTTAAATGCATCTATTACATCCTTTAAGTCCATGATGACCTCCTAAAATACAAAAAAAGAACCGGAAGCCTTTTACAGCCTCCGGTTCCTCCGTCTATGGCTAGACTAGTTTTTACTGATTAGGCGAGCCAGTGTTCAGACTAACGCCTCACTTAGTTTTTTTACCGCCTACGTAGTTACGGCCACTCGCCTTTATTAAGCTAAGTTTTCAGTCTATCTGGCATTAATTGAGAAAGGGTCTCCCACAATTTATCTGTTTCGCCAATATCCAGCACGTTTGATGGTTCTACCGCCACAATCACACCTGATTCCGATTGTAACCTGGATAACTCTTTCCCATCCTCAGATATGATTACTTCATACATCTAAGGTTCCTCCTTTAGTCAGGATATGTCCTTTCAATAGCGGTCAGTTTCTTCTCCCCGTCCCGTATCTGTATCCTTACTATGCCATATTTAATATACTTCGGCCAATCTATCTTATCAAGTTCTTTCTTGAGTTCTATATCTTGTTGGCTTTCTGTCATTTCTTTATCCTTGCAGGGGCTATGGCACATGCACAATTAGGATGTGCTGGTGGAACTGTGTGGCCACTAGAAAATACATGGTCTCTTGAAACTACGCCCTCTGCTTCATTCCCCTCGCATATCTCGCAAGGCTCACCACCCGTCACCCATTCCTTGCCCTCAATACCCATAGCCTCCATATTGTCAAGGCTTGACTGTGAAAGGGCGGAGGCTGTTTCAGTACGAGCTATCGTCTGGCTACGGTATTTGCTCATATCGCCAAAGGTGTTTCTTATATCCCTTGAGAGTCCGGGGATACCCCTCTTATTCTCTATCCCCTGGCCAATGGTATGAGCCAAGCGCTTCTTGGTTTCCTCATTCATACCTTTGACTAAGGTAGCGCTGTGCTTTTCTGCCCAGTCTATAGCCTGAGATATGGGCGGCCCCTCATAGGCAATCGGGATGCCAGCCTTTGTCTTTCCCCAGCTTATCATCTCAGCCTGACCAGATATATAGACCTCTGCTAATTGCCCGCTTATATCAGCTTCAATTTTCTTATCAAAGGCTTTCAGCAAGGGATTGAGAATATTATCAGCTTCGCTACCAGCAGACTCTTTTACATAGCGGTTATAAATACTACTCAGCTTGGAATATGGGAATGCCTGCTCTAGTTTATCAAAATAACTAGCTAGTTCTTTTTCCAGTTTTCTTGCCAGTTTTTGATTTCTTGGTGCGTTTGGGTTTGCCGGTATCTCCGCTTCTAATAGTTGAATCAGGCTGTTTATCTCCGTTATCACCTGAGTTGTCATCTATCTCCCCAGTCCCCTTACATTCGGGACACCTGCGCTGGATAAGACCATGTTCTATTTCAATAAACTTTTTGCCGTTACACCTTGGACACAGCATCTAGGTTCCTCCTTATTACTTATGACCGTTACCGCCTTTTATTACTTCCCTGAATTCTTTCAGCGCCTTGGCCAGCTTGATACTGACATCACCGCTTTCCTTACTCATGGCGTCCAGAACATCCGCCGTGTTATTTATCCCCAATGACATTAAGGCTACCTGCTTGACATCACGAACCGAGGCAAGCTCTGGTATGGCAGTAAGAATCTGGGCTATAGCTGTGGCTGCCGCAAGGACATCATCAGGCGCTATTGCCGGGAAGTCCCTGTCTATCGGCGTATCGACCTTCATTCCAGCCTTCTCAAGTATCAACTCATCCATATCCTGAAAGGCATCATTCCAAACCTGCTGATATGATTGGAACATCTTCATCATGGGTAGCTCTACCGTCTTGGCTGTAGCCAGATTGCCAATACTTATATCACCAAAATACTGTTCAGGAATACCAACGGCAGCAGCTATCTGGAGTTTAAGCATACGCCCGTCATCATAGGCATTACGAGCATTCGAGTCTGTCCTTATTGGCTGTAAATCAGAGGCTTGGTTTTCTACCGCCACTGACCCGGCTGGTATCTCCTGGTCATTAAGTATTCCCTTAGCAGCTTCAACAGTGGCAACCCCACCCTGCACCTTCCTTTTCCATGCAAACCGAGCCAGAGCCAGCATAATAGCTACTCGGCTGGCCAGAAACCGCCTGTATTGCTTTATCCAGTCAATAGCTGGTAATAATAAAGGCATACCCCGCTGACTGATGGTGTTATATGACAAGTGATAGACCAGGACATTCTTGGCATTAGGGGTAGCCCTTATTACACTACCCGCCCAATCCTGACACCCATTATCCCGTGTATTACGGTGGCTAGAATAGTAATCCGTGTGTGTTTGTCCTCTAGTATCAGACCAAACACGTTTATAATAACGCTCATTCTCTTTATCATCGGGGTCGGTAACTATCTCCACTATCTCCAAGGGGTCAATCAGCCGAACTGTTACCTTCTTCCCCAAGAACAATGCAAAGAACAACTCACCATCTACCAGAAGTTTATCCGAAGCCCGGCGCTGTCCCCTTGCCGACAATAAAGCCTGATTATCCCGTGAACTCCAGTACTCAGTAAGAGCCTTTTCAATCCCTTCATCCTCACAACTCCATGTCATCCCAGTGCCAAAGGTATAATCAGTCCATAACCGTATTGCCTGTTTA